GTCATATAAACCTTCATTGTTCTTAGCCCTCTCAAAGATTGGGGTAAGTGTGTTAACAATTCTGGTTCTAGTAAACTCTGTATTCTGTTCAAATACGAAGAATCTAGAAACTTTCTTAGTAGGTCTCTCTAAGCTTAAGAACAGCCTTCTAACATTAATTCTGTCGAATGCGCTCGATTTCTTGGAAAGTGTCTTCTGTCCAAATACCACTAACCCTTGATTTGGGAATTGTGCTACTGGGTTGATGTTAGCCTTATAAAGCTCGTCTCTCTGCTTCTGATTCGGATTAACCGCAATATCATTTGCAAATGTTACAAGCCCTCTAGTGAAGCCAGCTGGTGCAAACCACGGGAAGGTTGCAGCATCAGTTCTTGCCATTATCGCTCCAGCAAAGCCAGAGAATGGGACCCAGACTTGACGCCCTGAGTAACTATCATAAACTAATGCCCAGTTACCATATGTACATGCATAAGACGTATTCTCATTTGCGAATTGATGTCTTACTGGCCAGTAAATATCAGTTTGGAAATTCTTATTTTTATCATCCAGTACTTTACCACCAGAGCCTTGAATAAAGATCTGACGTAATGGATCAGCAATAAATATGCAATCACCTCTTCCACCACCTAAGTATGGAGGTGAGACAAATTGCTCAAACTTGTTAAAGATAGTTGAGTAGTTATTTCTAAGAGTTAAAGCGTCGCCTGTAGGTGTATTTGAAGTTCTTAACCCATTAACAGCTCCAGCAGAGGTTGAGGAATACTCATCATAATATGTCGTGCTATCTGCACTGGCCATTGCATAAATTGTTCCTAAGCCACCTTCAACAACAACATCAATATCATAGATGTCGTCATTTTTAACACCGTCAAGTGATCTTTCTAACTTACTTGGAATATCACCCAGCTCTTTGCCTTTAACAGTTGCTTCAGTGTAAGCTCCAAGACCATATATACTTTCTGCTTTACCTAATTCAGTGTCCAGAGTAGTGTATAATCCAGCGGCAATTCCTGTTTTAGCTACACCTTCTGCTGTAGTGTTTGTAGCTAGTTGTGTAGTTAATACTCTGATCCGCTTATCGACGTTACCATCAGCATCTAAAGCATTGGTACCTCTAAGTCTGTTAGAGACATAATCGTTAACCTTAACAACAACGTTTCTAGAGCTGTCATCGCGATTCTCAATAAAGAACGGAAGATCTAAGCCGCCAGCTGGATTGAGCTGCGTCCTAAAATAGTTAATAGAACCTGCTATTCCATCTTCTAAGACGTAATCAAGCTTGAATGCTTCGTTAGCGTAAATTGATTTACGTAATTTAAATACACCTAAGCTTAAGATATCATCATCATCTCTACCGTCAATTTCAAAGTCGGTAAGATTTTCCATTACCTCGGAAATTGAATTAGTAGTACCTGTCTGATAATTGGCTGATAACGCGAACACTTGTGTACCGGCTGGAACCGTTACAAATTCCGGAGAAATCCCTGTAGCCGCAGCAGATTGTGTAAGTGTTTTGGTTGTTAAAATATTATTAAAGTTACTACCTGGAGTTGTATTTGTATTATCAGCAAGTCCAACATAATAACCTTCAAACTGGTTATTGATAGTTGAAGTCGACTTGTTTAATATCACCGCTCCAGCTCCACCTGCATCAGCAATAGTAGAGAAAGAATCTTTAGCGCCTGCTGTTGCAGACCATGTATAGGCTGTATCTTCTAAAGCGCTAAGATATTGTGCTTCAGTAAGTTCTAAGTGTGTTGGTTGGCCTAACACATATACTGCTGAAGCAGTATCTAAGTTAGTTGAAATCTGTTGGTTTGAATATGCCGATATACTAAATGTATCACTAGTATCAGTCCATGGCTCAACTACTGAATCTGAAATAGTACCGTTTGTCTGTGTTGCAACTAAGCCGGTCAGTGTAATATTCAAAGTAATACCTGTACCGGTCATTGGTGACTTCGGATCGTCGAAGGTAAATTCTGTCCCCCCGCCGTTAGCTTCTCTGATTGTACCGGATAGAGCAGATAAGATGGTTTGTACTGTGTTACCACCGAGAGCTCCGGTAGACATCTCTATGACGTTAGTAGTACCACCGCGGTTAACACTCGTAGAAGATCCACTGTAGAACTGTGTACCCTTATGAATCCAGCCAGCACCAGTCGCACTTACACCGAAGACAACGGAGCTTAATACACCTCTACTTGATTGAATTCCAATTTCAACACCAGAAAGAGCATTTACAGCATCAGTTGGAACCGCGGTTCTAGCCGTTGATCTAATAAAATTAAAATTAAGGTTATAGGCACTTAATTGTCCTAACTCAGCATCACCAGTCACGTTACGCGCCGGATAAACTAGTGCTGAGTATTTAGAACCAAACCCATCACCAGTACCATGTCCGTATGGTAATCTAGAAGCATAAACGTTAGCCGGTGAATTTAATAATTCACTTAATGTATAGTAGAAATACCGTTCAGCAGAGTTAGTGGGCGGACCAAAGACTCGATTTAGTTCTTGTTTTGTTGTAATCTTAAGAACTTCATCAAGGGGCCCCTGTTGCGCGAAACCTGTAGCATAAACATTGGTTCCTATATTTAAAGGTGCTGTAAGGGAAAGATCTGATTCTCTAATTTCTACTCCGGGAGAGTTAATCGTACGCTGTGCCATAAAATTATTTATCTATTTTCAGACAATTATATTCAAAAATCCATAACTTCTGTATGTAATTGTGAATAAACAAAGGTAAACCCAGAAGAAATCTCATCTGCTGTTTGATAATTGTAGTCTATAGTGTCGATAGTAGTAGGAAACGCCTTTGTATAGGTAAATTTTATTCTATTATTATTGAATTCGTCTTTTCCGTAAATAGTTAAATTTGTTTGGTAGTCTTTAAAAGTTTCCTCTGGGTTGTTAGAATTTATTTCACGTGCATTGTATCTACCCTCATATTGATCATGAAGTAAATTAAGCCATTGATACATTACCCAATAGTTTTTGTATTCGTTATCAACATTGAACTTAACGCTTACTGGCGGGTATGGATTTTTGCTATGCGAAGTTACATAGAGCGTATTTCCTGAATACCTAGTCTCAGTTGCTGGTACAGTAATTTCGGGTACCGCTGTACCATATATAGAAAATTGAACTGCGTCACTAATAATAGAAGTATTATTTTGCTTAAACTTAGTATTGAACTCTTTTAGTATAGGCGGTATATCAAAAACAAGTAAGAACTTGTCAGCTCTCGACTTATTGAGCACGGACTGCTGCATTGTGTTGTATGCCATATAATATATTTATTAGTGTCGGCGGTAATCAACCGGTGCTCCTGTCCAATTATCAGGTGGTTTTTCTCCAATTAATTGGAATCCAAACGCTTCTAGTTCATCTATATCTGCATTTTGCTCCTCACCCATCCCCCAAACTAAAGCACTCATTTCATGATTATTATTACCAACTATTTCATTGTCTAAATATATAGAGGTTGAGTCCTCAAAATATTGTACACCAAAGTCCATAGGCTCAATAACAGAGGGCTTACCCATATCATCAACTTCTACTATTTCAAAGAATCGTTCTGTTATTTCTTTCTCTAATATAAAAAGGCCGTACAACATAGCCATTACCCTATCATCATGAAACCCGGCTCGAGCTTTCCATGTGCCATTTGGATATCTTACAAAGTTTCTTAACTCTATCACAGTATCTTCTTCATTAATGTTAACCACTCTAACCTCATTCATAAAGTAACGCATGTTTAATACGCCTTTATATTTTGTGTTAGTATGAGCTATCATACCTCTCATTACATTTCGACGATGTGCATTAGCATTTCCGTATGATACTATCTTTTCGTAACCTAAATCAACGGATAGCCTATCCACAACCTGCGCGCCACAATTGTTTCTCTCTATGAGAGCTAAGGGAGACCCCCAGTTACGTAAAATTTTATACAATCTATTAGTAAACTCTAACGGAGGTATTTTATTGTTCCTATATACAGCTACCTGCTTAATTTGTTTAATATCTGTAATGTCTAATATCTGAATAACAGATGAATCTATACCCACTCCTTCAGATATGTCTACACCAGCGACGTATAATCTAGATTCATCTGGCTCCTCCCATAGTTTATAGTGACCATCGTCAAGAACGATTTTGGGTTTAGACACCTTACTCATCATTTCTTCAAACAGTTCATCATCGAGAGTAGATTCACCGGAGTGAATAAATTCACATTCAAATTCTTGTAACCAAGCATCAGCTGAGCCAATAGCAGTTTTAGTAGCTTGCGCCCACTCTTCATCACGTCCTGGTATTTCGTCCCACTTTATCTTATCATGTGCCCAACCGTTAACATTTTCTAATGCTCCGTGATATAGTTTATAAAATAGATTATCAGTTCCATTCGCTGTAGAGCAGACAAACACTTTAGATTTTTTAGAAGAAGTAATAATAGGGAAAACCGATTTCCAGAACTCTTCTACTAAATGGGGCTCAATAAAGGCCATCTCATCAATAACGAGACAGTTAACAGATTGACCACGAGCAGCAG